ACGCCGTAAGTCATTCAGAGCTCGGCACGGGTGCGATAAAGCAGGGGCTAAAAATAAACTAACGGCGAAGTATTGGTCGTGTAAAAAGTGGTAATGGGATGGAATTAGATATCAGGATGTTGGTCACGCTAGGGGGGATGCTAGCCAGTGTCGCGTCAGCGGCGGCGATTGCTAGACAGCAAATCAAGCATCTTGAAGAAGAAATTAAAGAAATGAAATCCGTCTGTAACAAGATGGAATTACGTCTTGACCGTAACGACATGACCACGAGCATAAACGAACAAAAAATAAGTGAATTGTCGATAGTGTCTTCTCCGAAGGAAAGAGAAGGATTGGTTAGAGAATTAGAGGGGCTGAAAAAAGATATTGCCTTTCTACATAAAACAGGTAATAATTAATGTCAGAAGAAAAGCAACTTACGGAAAAGCAAAACGCCTTTCTTGAGGCTCTAGTTGGGGAAGCAAGAGGGGATATTCGTTCAGCCATGAGGGTTGCAGGTTACTCTGACTCAACCAAGGTTCACGAAGTAGTAACACCCTTACGCGAAGAGATTGTAGATCGTGCCAGTATGATGCTGGCGATGAACGCACCTAGAGCAACATTCTCAATGATCGATGTATTGCATGATCCAGCGGCGATGGGAGCTCGCAACGCAGTTGCGGCGGCGCGTGAAATCTTAGATCGTTCCGGCTTGGTCAAAAAGGAACAGGTAGAAATAAAGGGGCCCGAAGGCGGAATATTTATTTTGCCACCTAAACAAGTAGAGCCCGATGATAATGAGCAAAACGAAAATTAATTTCTGGGATAATAAAAAAAGACCTAATGAAACTGCAAAAATTCCATACGGCTATAGAGCCAGTAAAGATGATCTTCTTGTTCTTGTGGCAGACGATGAAATCGTGGTGCACGTTGAGCAAGCAATGGATTATCTCGACAATGGGCAAAGTTACCGTGAAGTCGCCAATTGGCTCTCTGAAACAACTGGCGAAACAATCAGCCATCAAGGCATTGCTAATATTTGGAAACGCGCTCGCGGCGATACTAGCTCGCGCTCTAAACAGCTTAGAGCTAACAAACGTAAGACTGCGCCAAAAACTAAAGAACAACGAGAGCTCGCAAGCCTAAAGAAAAAAGAGGCGGCGGCGAAAAGAAGTTTAACCGTAACTAAAAAGAAATTAGGACAGTTAAAAGAACATGATGAACATCTACCCCAGCCCAACACTCCAACACATAAATACACAGAGGGGGTTAGTGGCGGGTTAGATTTTGATGCTAAACCAACAGATAGAGAAGTCATTTTTGCGCCGAACCCCGGCCCACAGACAGAGTTTCTCTCGGCATCAGAAAGAGAAGTCCTATATGGGGGCGCGGCAGGTGGCGGAAAGAGCTTCGGCCTTCTCGCAGACCCGATGCGGTACTTCTCAAACGGAAACTTCGTTGGACTTATACTGCGAAGAACAAATGACGAGCTCAGAGAACTTATATGGAAATCTCAAGAGCTTTATCCGAAAGCGTACCCGGGAGCGAAATGGCAGGAGAAGAAAAGCCAATGGATCTTCCCATCAGGTGCCAAGTTATGTATGGCATACCTAGAGCGTGAAGAAGACGTTCTTCGTTATCAGGGTCAAGCGTTTAGCTACATTGCATTTGACGAGCTAACGCAACACGCAACACCTTTCGCATGGAATTATATGCGTTCACGTTTGCGTACTACAGATCCTACGTTGCCTGTGTTTTTAAGGGCAACAAGTAACCCGGGTGGCCCCGGGCATTCATGGGTTAAAAGGATGTTTATTGATCCTTCGCCCCAGAATAAAGCGTTTCCAGCTACCGACATAGATAGTGGAGAAATATTACAATACCCTGAAGGTCACGAGAAACATGGAAAGCCTCTTTTCTACAGACGTTTTATCCCAGCAACGCTCAAGGATAACCCGTACCTTTATAAAGAAGGTAATTACGAAGCTAACCTACTCTCTCTTCCAGAGATGCAAAGAAGGCAACTCTTGGAAGGCGATTGGGCCGTTGCAGATGGCGCGGCGTTCCCAGAATTCCGAGTACATCGCCATGTGGTGGAGCCTTTTGAAATACCCAATGATTGGCGGCGGTTTAGATCTTGTGACTACGGATATAGTTCGTATTCAGCGGTACATTGGTTCGCGATAGATCCCTCATATGAGACATTAATTGTTTACCGAGAGCTCTATGTATCGAAACACACAGGACGAGATTTAGCTAAGGCTATTTTGCAGTTAGAGCGTGGAGAACAGATACAATATGGTATACTTGACTCTAGTTGTTGGCATCAACGAGGGCAATTAGGCCCAAGTATAGCTGAAGAAATGATTTCAGAAGGATGCAGATGGCGTCCTAGTGATCGAAGCGCAGGAGCCCGAGTGGCAGGGCGCAACAGGTTTCACGAAGTCCTCAAATATGATGAGGAAACTAAAATGCCGGGCATAGTGTTTTTTGATACCTGCCGACAGATAATTGCAGATTTGCCTGTCATACCAAGTGACCCGAAAGGGGGGGATGACATCGATGTTAGATATCGCAGTGATCACACTTACGACAGCGTTAGGTACGGGATTATGTCTCGTCCACGGGCAAAATCGCCATTTGACGATTGGGCCACAAATAAAACGGAACCTAGCTGGAAGCCCGCTAGCATGAGCTTTGGATATTAAAAAATATGGCAATAGTAGATAAACCAGAAGAATACTTACCTGATAACAATTCCGCTTCGTTTGAAGAGGGAGATGATGTAGCTCAAGAAAACCTTGAGATGGACGGTGTAGTAGGCTGGGTAGAAAGTCGATATACAAATTCAAATAAATGGCGTGATCAAGATGAGTCACGTTGGCTAAAGGCGTATCGGAACTACCGAGGTATCTACGGCCCTGAAACTCAATTTACTGATTCAGAAAAATCTCAAGCATTTATTAAAATTACTAAGACTAAAGTTCTTGCCGCGTATGCCCAAATTGTTGATATTTTATTCGCAGGTTCTAAATTTCCTATTGGGGTTGAGGCTCCAAAAAATACACTTAACGTAGCCGACTCAGTTTCATTTGATCCTAAAGAAGTTACTGAGGATAAGGTTGCTGAAGTTACTGGTGCTAAGGTATCAGCGACAATTGCTCGTCCAGATATTATGGAGAGACTAGGGCCTCTAAGTAAAAACCTTTCTCGTGTAGAAGAAGACCTACGAGATGGCCCCGGTAAAACCCCTACTTCATTCACATTTGAGCCCGCCAAAGAAATTGCTCGTGGAATGGAGAAAATGATCCATGACCAGTTAGAAGAAAGTGACGCAAGCAAACATTTGCGTAACGTTGCTTTTGAAATGTCTTTGTTCGGCACAGGTATTTTGAAGGGCCCTTTTGCCTTCGATAAAGAATACCCACGGTGGGATGAAGAGGGTGAATATGATCCTTTATTCAAAGTTATTCCGAAAATCGAGTCTGTTTCGATTTGGGGCTTCTACCCAGATCCAGACGCACGGAATATTAACGAGGCAGAGTACGTTATACAACGTCACCGTATGAGCCGTACTCAGCTTCGTGCCTTAAAGAACAGACCCCACTTCCGTGATGAGTCAATTGAAATTGCAATTGAATACGGTGCGAACTATCAGCCCGAATATTGGGAAACCGCTCTAGAAGATAATGATATGAACCCCGATGTGAACCGATATGAGGTTCTAGAATATTGGGGTATGTTAGATTTAGATACGGCTCAGGATGCAGATATTGATATTCCTGAAAAATACTTTGACCGTGATCAAATACAAGTAAACGCATGGGTATGTAACAATCAACTACTTCGACTAGTAATTAACCCTTTTACGCCAAGCAGAATTCCTTTTCACGCAGTTCCATACGAGGTGAACCCGTACTCTTTCTTTGGAGTAGGCCTAGCCGAGAATATGGAAGATACTCAAGAAATTATGAACGGGTTTATGCGGATGGCTGTCGATAACGCGGCACTATCTTCTAACCTGTTGATTGAGATAGACGAGACTAATCTCGTCCCCGGACAAGACCTATCTGTTTACCCCGGCAAGATATTCCGCCGACAAGCAGGGGCACCGGGTCAAGCTATCTTCGGCACTAAGTTCCCTAACGTGACTAATGAATGTCTTATGATGTTCGATAAAGCACGACAGTTGAGTGACGAAGCTACAGGTATGCCATCTTACGCACATGGTATGTCTGGTGTGATGTCTGTTGGTCGAACTGCTAGCGGTATGTCGATGTTAATGGGTGCGGCGGCACAGAATATTAAAGCAGTTGTCCGTAATATAGACGATTATATGCTATCCCCATTAGGACACGCTCTGTTTGCATTTAATATGCAATTCTCATTTAATAAAGACGCGGCCAAAGGCAACTTAGAAGTTACCGCTCGCGGTACTGAGAGCCTGATGAGAAACGAAATTCGTTCTCAACGACTAATCCAGTTTATGCAGATGACTGCAAACCCTGCGATGGCCCCATTTGTGAAGTACGATTACATCTTGCGTGAAATGGCATCGTCTATGGATCTGGATGAAGAAAAGATTTTAAACGATCCACGAGAAGCGGCTATTCAAGCTAAAATGATGGCTGAGATTGCGGCTCTTATGCCTCAACCACCTCAAGGTGCTCCTGAAGGGCCTATGCCGCCGGGTATGGGTGATCCTACAGGGAATGGTAATGGTAATATTGCACCGGGTGCGGCTCCTGAACCGGGAACACCGGGCTTCGCTGGCGAAGGTGGTGGAGATAATGGTGGGCAACAACCTGCACCGCCACAACCACAAGGCCCAGCGCAATAATGGATATTAGAACCGCTAAAGACATTTTACCGCTGGTTAATAATGTAGATCATTACCCTCTTCTACAGACCTATGTAGCTATGCGTATTGAAGTATTGAGAGGGTATTTAGAAAACACAAAAGACCATGTCAAAATGATGGAAATACAAGGATCAATTGCCGAGCTTCGTAGGTTCCAGACATTGCGTGAACAGGCAATTGAGGGAGCAAAATAATGGCAGATATGATGACTACAAAAGGGCGTAAGGTTTACCAAGACGAAGAAACTGGTGAAAACTACTCCGAACGTTCCATTACGTTTGAAACAGAAAATGGATGGATCACTATTCCAACAGTTGATTCCGAAGGTAACCAGTACACACAGGCGGAACTTGAAGATTTCGTTCGTGAGAATGGCCCTGTTGATCCTCTTACAGGTGAAGAACTCCCTTTGTTTGAAAGTGTTGAAGATGCGGAAGCATACGCTCAAAATCGTAGTGATGATTTGATGCCTGAAAGCGAAGAGCCTGAAATGGAAATGTACCACGGCGGTATGGCCTGTGGCTGTGATGGCGGCGGTGAGTGTGATTGTGGCATGGGCAATGTTGGTTATGACAGCGTGTCAGGTAACCCTGTTCCTGCCGGGTCTAACGAAATGAATGTCCGAGATGATATCCCAGCCGTATTAAGTGATGGTGAGTATGTCGTTCCCGCTGATGTTGTTCGTTATCATGGTTTGAAAACATTTATGAGCCTTCGTGATGAAGCGAAGATGGGCTTGATGATGATGCAAGCCGAAGGCCAAATTAAATCTCTTGAAGATGAAGAAGAAGAAGAAACTGTCGAGTGCCCAACGTGTGAAGGCACGGGCATGATAGACGGTGCCGAATGCGAGCATTGTGAAGGTTATGGGTACCACTATGCGGACGAAATTGAATACGAGGAATCCGATAGCGAGATGTCTGAGGACACCGACATTTCGTCAGAGGAAGGTGTTGCCGAAGAAGGGGAAGGGGAGTTTCAAGAGGAATACGAAACACCCGAAGGCAACCGAGTGGACACGGCTGTAACTGAAGTCGTTGAAGAATTTATGACGCCTAATGACGTTGAATATGAAGAAGAGGAAGACTTGTACCCAACTAAAGAAGGCCAGTTTGCTTACAAACCTACGGTGAAGTTCGCCGTTATGAAGATGAAGTAAGCCACACACAATTTGCGTGGGAACGGGCTACCCGCAGACCCTCTCAATTCAGAGAGCTACTTTGAGGCCCCCAAGGAGTAAATATGGCTAAATACCAAGGAGCGTACCGCAATGAAGTGGACGCAGAAGAAAACGTACAGGATTCCATACAGGAAGATGTGCAATCTGAAAATTTGAACCCAGATTCAGAAGAGGGTTCGTTTAAAAAACGCTACGGTGATCTTAGGCGGCATATGCAACAGTCTATGCAACAGAAAGACGCCCAGCTAAATAAGATGCAAGAGCAACTAGCTCAAGCAACTAGGCAACAAATTAAGTTCCCCAAAACTGAAGAAGAAGTTGCGGCATGGACTTCAAAATATCCAGATGTTGCCGCAATTATTGACACCATTGCTCAGAAAAGAACACAGGAAGCATTGGCTGTCGGAGAACAAGAGCTCAATAAAGTTAAACAGCTTGAAGTTAAGCTTAACCGTGAAAAAGCTGAAAAA